TGTCTTTTTTATCAAAAGTCTCTTTACAAGAAGTACAAACAGTTTTAGCAGCAAGAATACCTCTTAAAATCATATTATGGTCTGCAACAATAGTCCAATGAGGATTTTTTCTTCTACTTTTATAAAACTCTCTATTCACAAGCATATATTCAATAATATAGTCTCCAGATTCGATGATAACTCCATCAAGAGAGGGCATTTGCTTGATAGTTATGTCTTTATCAGTTTTACTTTTTAGTTGCAAAAAACCTTTCTTTGCATTTAAGGGTAATTCTGCAAAGCTTTTATAATCATAACCATCTTCAAAAGAAACCTCTTCTATAGTCATATTAATATAGTCTAATAATTCTTTCTCAGTATAAATAATTTTTGCCATCTAATACCCCTCACTTTCAATAAACCTTTTAAATAAATCCTCAAAAGTTCCCTCACTCACTAAGTCTAATTTCATTTGCGTTAAAGTTTTCCATGTAGCCAAACTAATCTTAATAGTCTTCTTTTTCTTATCACTACTCATTTATTCTCCTTATTAGTAGATTATACCACAATTCCACTCATTATGAGATAATAACGTAAGCGAATATAAAGCTTTTAATTTATCGAGCCTTAAAGGGGTGTACGAATGGATGCAAATCTGACAGAAGAAGTAAAAGAAGAAAAAGTTGAAGCAGATAATGGCTTTGAAACTCATACACTAGAAAGTGATATGAAATCTATTGGTATTGAACCGGAAGAGCAAGAGTCTATTGATGAAGAATTAGAGAGTAGTCAAAAAGAAGAAGCTAAAAAAGAAGTAGAAAAACCACATAGAAAAAATAGAGCACAAAGAAAGATAGAGCAACAGAATCGAAAGATTAAAGAGCTTGAACAGAAGTTATCAACAAAAGAGCCAGAACCTCAACAAGAGGAAAAGGTAATTGATATTGATGATTATGAAAATTATGATGATTACTTAGAGGCAGTAGAAAATGCTGAAAAGCCTAAGCAAGAGTCAAAACCAGAAGAGAAAAGTGATGCACCAGATGAAAGAATCAATGATATGTTTGAAGACGGAGCAGAAGAGTACGAAGACTTTGATAAATTAGTAAGGTCAGAAGATTTAATTCTTTCTGAAAACTTATTAAACGAAGTATTAGAATCTGATGATCCGGCAGCATTAGCATATTATCTTGCATCAAATAAAGATAAATCGAAAGAGTTATCAAATATGACTCCAAGACAGATGCAAAAAGCACTTTTAAGAATAGAGTTGGAGCAAGAGAAAGAGCCTGCAAAAAAGGTTAAAATATCAAAAGCACCAGAACCAATCACCCCGGTAAATGGCGAGAGTCCAAAAGCTAAGAGTTTAAATGATGATGATTTGTCATATCAAGAACACGAAGCTTTATTAAACTCTAGACAAGTCAGCGCGCCCGGTGGATTTATTTAAAGAAAGGAAAGACTATGCCATTATTAAATGGAACAGCAAACGCACTCTTAACTACTGATAAAGTAGCAAATGATATGCTTGCAAGATGGAAAAATAATCTAGTTCTTACTAAGTCAGTATATCGAGACTTAGAGGGTCAGTTTGGCGAAATAGGTGATACAGTTAATGTAAAACTACCAAACAATGTAATTATTAATAGTGGAAATGTGGCTACAACTACAACTCCATTAAATGATAAGACAGTAGCACTTACAATCAACAAGCAAAAAAATGTTAAGTTTGCATGGGGAATGAAAGATAAAAAACTTTCTATCAATCAATTTGGTGAAAGATATTTAGAACCTGCTGCAAACCGTTTAGCAAATGTAGTTGATATTGATATTGCAACAGAGATGAGAAAAGCTTATACTCCGTTTGGTACAGTTGGAAGTGCATTAACTTACACTGATGTAACAATGGGTCAAGCATACGCACAAGATATTGCAATCCCTACTGATAATATGTGTCGTTTAGTTACGAATACTATTGATAGAGCAAATATCTCAAATGCTATCTCAGCACTACAGCAACAACAACTTGTAAAAGATGCTATCCAGAAAGGTTATGCAGGAGAACTTGCAGGTTTTAATACTTTCTTTTCTCAAAATCTTATCACTCATACAGTAGGTGACCATCTAGGTACAGAAGTTGTTGATGGTGTTATTGCAAATGGTACGGAAATTGATGTTAAAACATCACAAGCAGCAGCGTTAGCAGTTGGGGATAGATTTACAGTAGCAGGTGTAACAGAGATTAATCCTATTACTAAACAACCTACAGGAAGATTACAGACATTTACTGTTCTTTCAGGAACTTTATCAGGTGCAACAGGTACAGTTGTAGTTTCACCAACAATTAATAAAGGCGGTGGCACTACACTTGATGGAGATGGAAATACTATCACAACAGCTATGGATCAAAACATGGTATCAGATGGTGCGACAGATCCAGCAATTACAGTTCTTGGTGATGCGACAGGCACATATCGTGAAAACTACATCATGCACAGAGACGCGGTTGCAATGGCAATGGTATTTATGGATTTACCGTCTAGCGGTCACGGTTCAAGAGCTTCTGATAAGCAAACTGGATTAAATATCAATGTGGCGGAGTATTTCGATGGTGATAACTATCAAAATGCATTAAGAATGGATATTCTATATGGTGTTAAAATGGTTAGACCAGATTTAATCATGAGAGCAACAAACCAGAAAATCGGTTAATAGTGAGGGCTTCTGCCCTTATTAGTTAGTCTATTTAAAGGAAATTAAAATGCCAGAAGTAAAAAGACATTTATATTTAGATGGTGAATGTAAGCTATTTGTCGAAAATTCAGAAGAGTATGTAGAAGCTTTAAGGAATGGATGGGGAACAGATAGACATACAATAACTTCTACACCAGAAGAAGAGATAATTAAATTAGAAGAATTAGACCTTGAAGAACTTGTTAAAATTGGAACAGCACAAGGATTAAGAATTCCTGCAAACATAGGAAGAGACACACTACTAAATAAATTATTGGAGATGCAAGATGTTAAGTAATCAAGGGGACTCACTAGGGTTTGTAACACTAAAGCAAGGATTCGTTGGAGTAGTAGCAGCTAGTCCAACAGTTGATATTATTAAAAATGGGATTACAACTATACAATGTACAGTATCAGGAACAGCAACAGTTGTATGGAAAGATGGTACGACTAAAACTCCGGTTACTTTTGTAGCAGGGCAATTTAACTCTATAGAGAGAAACTCAATGGCAACGCTTGAAGTTCTAACAGGTGCTTTTAATTTCGGATCAGACTAAAAAAGGCTTATCATGCTAATAAGTAGAACAATAGATTCAGCACTTAGAAAAATAGGTGTATTATCATCAGAAGATGAAGCGAGCGCATCAGACCATCAACTAGGTTTAGACGCTTTAAACAGAATAATAGACAGCTATAATACTCAAAATCTTTTAATCACTTACTTACAAGATATAGCGTATGAAGCTCCTTATACAGTTAATGAGTGTGAAACGGCAGACCCGGACGATTTAACCACTAGAAAATGGAAAAGCACTGTAACTATTGGAAGATGTAAAGATATTAACACAGAAGCGCCAATACATATAGAGGGTGCATTTTTTAGACAGGGAGTAGATACAGATTTTGTAATGAAGTCTATGACTCATAATCAGTATTCTTCAATAGGCTTTAAAAATGTTGAAGCTATCCCTTATAGATATTATGTGCAAAGATTAGATAACAATGATGTAAGCATAAGCTTTGATGTAATACCACAAGATGGTTTAGAACTACACATTCAAGCAAAGATGCCATATACAGGTAAAAACAGCACAGGTAATGAATATTTACCTACAGATGATATAAATTGGGGTGTAGGTTTCGAGAAGATGCTTATGTATAGGCTTGCTGTAGAACTTGCTCCAGATTTTGAGGTAGATCCATCACCAATAATTTTATCACTTGCAACAGAAGCAGAAAACAATCTAATGTCTTTTAATCATCAACCAATGGTATTAAAAGCAGACAGAGGACTAAGCGGAAGAAAATCAAGATTCAATACAAGAACAAACAGAGCAAGATATTAAAATGGCTGATTTTATAGTGGTTTTCGTTTTGCTAAACAATCTAACTGACGAGATAGAGTTTTCTCACGAAGAGTTTAGTAACACCATAGGACTATATCCAAAACCTAATAGTGAAGATACTAAAATTTTAGTTGAATCCGTTAGAGAATCTTATACTAATAGAGGATACCAAGTGATAGACGTTTGCAGTATCATAGAAGATGGAACAGGTGCAATAATTTGGGAAGACGAGGAAGCAAGTTAATGGCTGATTTAGTTCAAATCCCTTTTTCTATTTCGAGCGGAAGTTCATACTCTAAAAGAAACAATGATTCAGAGCTTTTAAACTTATTCGTCCATATAGAAGAGCAAGGAAGTAAATCAAATCATATTCTTTTGAATACTCCTGGGCTATTACTTATAGCAGAGGCAGAATATATTATATATGGAGTTTATGAGTTTCTTGGCATTACTTATATTGCTACAGGAAAAGCACTCTTTAGATTAGACAGAGAAGCAAACATATTTATAAATGTTGGTGCTGTAAGCTTTGATAAACAAGTAGTTTTTGCTGATAACGGTATAAGTATGATGATGGTAGGCGGTAGTGGATTCGCTTACACACCAGAGACAGACTTAATAAAAGATATGAGTTTTGATGATGGGTATTATCCTGCAGATACAGTTGCTTACATGGACGGATATTTTATATTTAATCGCACCGGTACAGGGCAATTTTT